GCGCTCAAGAAAGGCCGGCTCGCCATGAAGGGCGCCAACAAAGAGCACTGGGATGCGTTTCGCACCGCCCTTGCCGCATTCGACGAAATGGAGGGAAAGTAGATGACGATCACCGCAAAGGAACTCGCTGCGCTGCTCACCGGCCGCGAGTACGGCAATGAAATCACGAGCGCTGAAGAGGGCCAAGCGAAGGCGGACGGCCTCGTCGTGGTGTACGGTTACAGCGACGACAACATGGAGTTCGCTGGCGCCATACACGATGAGGTGGGCTGCTATGACGGCGGCACAGCCTACCTGACGCGCGACGGCCTGCTGCAGAACGAATGCGAGAACGACGACTGCCCGAGCTTCGCGCGACTCAAGGCGTGCGCCGCGACCATTGAGGCGCTGTGGTGCGAAGAGCCCGTTTATTCGTGGACGTACCGCACCACGATCCCGCACGAGACGTTTGAAATCGTTGAGGACGGAGCGCCCTTCTGCCGTGGCATCGTCTTTTCTCTGGCAGAGGTGCCGGCATGACCACATCCCCCGACAAGCTGCTGTCCCTCGCGCGTGAAAGCGGAGGCGCGGTTCACGACATGGGCCGTGGCCTGTACGCCGTCACGTTCGGAGAAGTGTCGCTGCCGGAATTTGTCGAGCGCATCCGCCTGGACGTGATCGAGAAGTGCGCCAAGGCCTGCGATTCGCGAGCCGAACTGAATGCGGAGGCGCGCCGCAAACTCGACGGAAGCGAACTCGTCGCCCTCGCCATCGTGGACGGTCGAGTTGCCGAAGCTGGACGCTGCGCCGCTGCCATCCGCTCTATCAGCACCACCGAAAGTAAAGGAGGCGGGGCGTGAGGCTAACCAAAGCTCAGCGCAAGTACGTCTTCGGCAAGTTCGGAGGTCGATGTGCGTACTGCGGCGCAGAACTCGGCGACCGCTGGCACGCCGACCACATCGAACCGGTGGAGCGAAAGCTGGAATTCGTTCGGGATGGTTCCAGCGCACGGCTTCGCACAACAGGCGAGGTGCATCGCCCAGAGCGCGATTGCATCGACAACATAAACCCCGCCTGCGCGCCGTGCAACATCGACAAGCACGCTATGCCGCTGGAAGCGTGGCGCAAGAAGCTGCAGCAGGCGCCGGACGTTTTGAAGCGCAATCAACCGACTTATCGGCACGCGTTGCGCTTCGGTCTCGTGGCTGAAACGCAAGCATCGATCACCTTCTACTTTGAGCGCATCGCCGCTGAAATCGCAAAGGCCAATCCATGACACCCACTGATGCACAGCGAGAGGGGATTACACCATGCCCATTCTGCGGAGGGCACGCCTCTGTCGATGAGGACACGCCGCTGATGGTGACGGTGGAATGCGATGACTGTATGGTGACCACTTGGACTTATGGCGATGCACACGAAGCCATCGCCGCATGGAACCGTCGCGCATCCCCCGACGAACACCTGCTGCGACAGGCGGCAGAGGCGCTGGAGGATGTCGTCGGCTGGGTGCCGGGAAGCAACTGGCACGCCGATGCACCGCTGGAATCTGTGAAGCGTGCTCGCAAGATCGCCGCCGCGCTGCGTCAGCGCATGGGAGGCACAAAGTGAGCGAAGTGATGGAGCTTGAAGGCGGGCGCATCGCCGTGGACTGCTTCCGCTGCAAAGGCTGCGGCGAGGCGGACGCCAGCGGCTTTGCCTGCCCGTCCTGCGGCGGGAAGGGCTATTTCGTCCACAAGAAGCCGACCCGCGACTACGAGGCGGAAGGCGCGCGGGCCTATGCGGCAGGCAAGAGAATTGGCGCGAATCCGTATCGCTACGGCTGGCCGATGCACGGTTGGACGCTGGGCTGGATCAACGCGCGGGATCTCTCGCGCACTCCCCCGCAGGACTCCGGGAGCAGCAAATGAGCGAAGCACCGAAGCGAATCCAACTCAGTCGGGCGAAGGGCTGGCGCATGCCGGAAAACACCGTCAGCGTCGCGCGTCCCGGCTTCTGGGGAAACCCGTTCTATGTGTCGAAGTGGCGTGACGCAGCAACCTGTGTAGCCCTGTTCCGAAACGCCATGCGCGGTGTCTGGAATCCTGCTACCAGCGCGCATTGCCCAACGGTCTGGAATGGCTATGGCGAGCATCAAGGCTGGTTGTTCAAGTTGGGCAACCACCCGATGGACATGGTGGGTCAGCTGCGCGGAAAGAACCTGGCCTGCTGGTGCAAGCTGGGCGAGCCGTGCCACGCGGACGTGCTGCTCGAACTTGCGAATGCGGACTCCGTGAGCAAGGAATAGGCAGGAATGAGCAGTAACGGGAACGACGCGCCGCTGTTTCTGGACGATGCCGAACTGGTCGCCCTGACCGGCCGGAAGCTCAAGAGCAAGCAGGTCGAATGGCTGCGGCACAATGGCATCGCCTTCAGGGTCAACGCCACTGGGCATCCTGTCGTCACGCGCTCCGCAGTGGAAAGCCGCGAGACTACGACGCCTGCACCCATTCGCGGCTGGACACCGAGGGTGATCGGAGCATGAGCATGGGTCGCAAGCCGACTCGCTGGCTGAACCTGCCGAAGGGCATGCGTGCGCGCCCGCGAGGCAACAAGGTCTTCTACTACCTGGACACGGGCGCCAAGCCGCGCAAGGAGATCCCGCTTGGCAGCGACTACGGTGTTGCCGTCCAGAAGTGGGCTGACCTCACCAGCAAGCCCGCGCCAGCACCGGACGCGCCGAACACGTTCCTCGATGCCGTCGACGGCCGCGGCATGGTGAAGGGATACCGCAAGGACGTCATCCCGAAGAAGGCGCCACGCACGCAGCAGGACAACGAGACCGAGCTCGAGTGGCTGCTGAAGTTCTTCGGAGATCCGCCGGCACCGCTGGAAAGCATAGAACCGGTGCACATCCAGCAGTACATGGACTGGCGCGTGCAAGCCGCGCGCGATCTAGCGGATAAGAAGAACGCCGAACGACGCCGCGATGGGCGCCCCGAGCAGCCGATCGATCCCGACATCGGCCAGGTGCGCGCGAACCGCGAGAAGGCCCTGTTCTCGCACATCTGGAACTACGCCAGGCGCAAGGGCCTGACCAAGGATTCGAACCCCTGCGCGGGCATCAAAGGCTTCAGCGAGGATGGCCGCGACGTCGTGCCAGATGCTGAGCTCGTCGCGCGCGTGCAGAAGGAAGCTGACACGCCGCTACAGTTCGCGATGCGCCTTGCGGACATCGTGGGCCAGCGCCCGGCCGATGTGCTGCGCGTGAGCGAGACCGACATCGATGGCCAGATCCCCGGGGGCGTGCTGAAGGTGCGCCAGGGCAAGACCCAGACGAAGCTGCGCATAGTGATTGAGGGGGCGCTGGCCGATCTGCTGCTCGAGATCCGCGAATACAAGCGCGCCATCGCAAAAGAGCGCGCCGAGGCCGACAGGCCAGCCGTGCACACGCTGAAACTGCTGGTGCGCGAGGACGGCCAGCCGCTGACTGGCGGGATGCTGCGCTCGCGCTTCGATGACGCACGCGAGCGCGCCGGCGTGCAGAAGGACCTCTTCCAGTTCCGGGACTACCGCGCCAAGGTCGCGACCGAGGTGGATGAGGCGGAAGGCACCCGAGCTGCCCAAGCACTACTGGGCCACACGACCGAGTCCATGACGGTCACGTACATCCGCCACAAGGTTGGCCGGAAGGTGCGCTCAAGGAAATGAATTGCGGAACAACCCGCTTTTTTTGCGGAAGTCCGCTGCGAAATTGATAGCGCCAAAGCCGCTCCGTTATTGGTAGGACGTGCAGGATTCGAACCTGCGACCAACGGATTAAAAGTCCATCGCAAACTCAAGGCAAATCAATGACTTACGTCTAAAATTGTTCCGCAAACACAGAGAAATCGCCCCTCGGAGAGCTAGTATTGGCGCGGGCCTGCGAAAATTTGCGGAACATCTATGAGCCACCCCAAGCCGCGCGAAATCACGCTCTCCGACCTCACAGAATTGCTCGAGAAGGCCGAGCGCGGTGAGCTCAAGAACATCGCGGTCAGGTTCGTCGACGACAAGGGCCAACTACACGAGCACACCGCCGGGTTCGATAGCGAGGCCGAAGCAGAGGCGGCGCTCACCGCACTACGCGAGGCCCAGGGCGACCTGCACTGAGCCATGAGAGAGCCGCTGGACATCCCCGTCCTCCCCAAGCCCGGCCCCACCCAGACCATCGAGGAATACGGCCGAGAGTGCGCCGCGGTGGGCCTTTTCAACGAACGCGCCGCAGTGCTCCGGGAACTGGATCTTCTTGCTCGTGAGTTCGATGCGGCCGGCAAGCCGAATACAGCGCGAAAGGTGCGGCAGACGGCCGAGAAGATCAACGCGCGGCTGCGCGAATCGTCACCCCCTGCGCCTTTCGCCGGCTCGTGAGCACGGTCGACAATTTCCGGCCCATGCAGGCGGCTGAGTCGCCCGTCAAGGCCTTCACCGATCCAGACTGGATATTCGAGATTAAATTCGACGGTTACCGGACCCTGGCCGGGATAGAGGTGGATGATCAGTTTTCGGACCTAGGACCTAGGTCGAAAAACTCATCATGCGTCCAGCTGCGCACGCGGACGGGCAAGGACTGCACGCGCTGGTATCCAGAGGTGGTCGACCAGCTCGCCACCCTGCCCGGTGGCCCGCACATTCTGGACGGCGAGGCGTGCGTTCTGGACGACATCGGCCGGGCCGACTTCAACCGTCTGCAGGACCGCGCGCGCCGGCGCTGCTGGTACAAGGACTGCGATCCGGTAACGCTGTGCCTGTTCGACATCCTCGTGCACGACGGGCGCGAAGTAACTGGCCTGCCTCTGGTCGAGCGCAAAGCGTTGCTGCAAAAGCTGCTGGCGCGCGCGCCGAAGCGATCACTGCTGTACGTGGGCGACTTTCCCGCCGATGCTGGCCTGTTCTCGCAGGTCGTGCTCGCGCTGAAGCTCGAGGGGTTCGTGGCGAAGCGCAAGGACAGCATCTACGTGCCGGGGGAGCGCACCTTCGCATGGCGGAAGGTGAAGAGGACCGGCTGGCAGAAAGGGCGGCGCTGGAAAGGGTGATGCGGGCCGGGCGCTACTCCGGCTGTGTGGGCGATAGGCGTGTGCCGACGCCTCGTTTTACCCTTCTGGCTGCTCTGTGGTCGGCCCTTCCAAACTAGTCCGTATCCGCTGGTCGGCGGGTAACACGCTTTCGCGCCTCCATAGAGGGCGGGCCATCACGCTCTTTCGGCAGCCGTCATCGTTACGCAGTCTCACCGAACGAAGTCTCGCTCCACTGATTAGCGTGTCTGCTCTCCACGCCGCCGCATCAGGCGATATTGTCGTTCGGCAGCACCAAAGAGAAAAGCCCCTCCAGCCCGCGAAGGCCAGAGGGGCGCGAAAGCGGCGGATTAGCCGCTGGAGACAACTGCAATCAGGTTTCAGCGGGCTCGGCGCGCTCGCTCGTCGATGCACCACTGCACCGTCTCGAAATATCCTGCGCCGTCGACGCAGTTATCTCGCTTCGGCGCGTTCACCTGCCGCGAGAGCTTCACGCAGACCATGAACATGCCGACCTCTTCTGCGGTCAGGGGCTCTTTGAGCTTGTGGGCGAGCATGGCGCTGACCATGCCTGCCGTGCGCGAGAAGTCGTCGAGCGGATTTCCGTACGCCGCGTTGCGATCCCCATGGACCAAGCCTTCGGCCTCAACGAGCACACTGATGCGATCGGATGTAGTCACGAACTTTCTCCGCCAATGATGCGTCGTCGCGGAGAAACCCGACGGCGCGGTTGCAGTGATTGCACAAGAGCGACCGAATCGCCCCTGTCGTGTGGTCGTGGTCGACGTGGAGCACGCGATGGTGTGGCGGCCAGTCTTCTACGGTAGAAGGGTCAAGGCCGCAGATCGCGCACTTCCCGCGCTGCGCTGCGGCCATTTCGTTGTACTGCTCCAGCGTGATGCCGTAGCGCTTCTTGAGGGCGTAGCGCTTGTCCTTGTCGACCCAGTATTCCTTCTTGCGAGTGCGCCGATATTCGACTTGCCTCCTCGCCAAGCAGGGGTAACACTGCTTCGTCTTGCGCTCTGGGAATTTCGTTGGGTCAGTGCATCCGCAGTCTATGCAGACGCGCGGGGACGGAGTGCTATGCTCTGTGACAGCCATCGTTGCCTCTCGAACAGGTGATGGTGGTTAGGGGCGCATCCGGGTGTTCCACCACTCGGTGCGCTCCGCCTATTCTATGTAGGCCGCCCATCTCGGACAGCAGATTTACACGTTTGGTCCGCGTCGCCGTGCACGAGGCCCTGCGCTTCGGTGAGGACGCTGATTCGTTCGGTCGTCATGGGTTTCCTTCTGGAAATCGTTTCTCATGCTGATCAATGTCAACAATGAGAAACACTTGCTCGCTTACGTGAGCATCTCCGGTGAAAAGTGAAGCGTCTGCGCCATCGCGCCATTCGCGTGATAGCTGTGGCCTAGAAGCTCGCGCGCTGCGGCCAGCCCCTTGTCAGCGGCCCACGCGTTGCGCGCGGCAAGCGTCGGGTGCTGGTAGACCATCATCCCGCGCTCTTCCTTGCCGCTGTGCACGATGAAGTGCTTGTGGTGCATGTGGCCCGTGTGGCAGATGCGGTAGGTAGCCTGCCCCCACATCTGGGCGAAGTCCGCAGCGAAGATGCCCGGCAGCTCACCCAGCCGCGCCTTGTCGCCGTGATGCGTGGCGATCATCGTCTTGCCGAACAACATCGCCCAGTACGGACGGATCGACTGCTCCACGATCACGCGCGGCTCGCGCTCGAAGATGCGGGTGAACAGTTTGCGCATCCACCACGCCGATAGCGGATCGTGATTGCCCGGCTTGATCACCAGCCGCACGCGAGCGTACCGACGCAGGCCGTGCGTGACGGCCGCCTCGATCACCTCTGAGCCGACGTCAGCGATCTTGGGATAGCGGCCATCGACGTCCAGCAAATGCTTGCTGGCGGGGGTCAGCGGCGCATAGCCGTCCGAGTCAGTGAAGTCGCCCAGGATCACAAGCACCAGTTCCTGCGCCGCAGGCAGGTTGTCCATCAGCCAGCAGGCACCGGTCAGAAGCGTTTCGCGGGCGATGCCCAAGTCCCAGCTGCCAGAACCGGTTTCCTTGTCCCAGGCAAGCGCGCCGACATGCCCATCTGCGATCGTCACCTGGTTGAGGATGTTCGCAGGCCCCAGAACATCCGGCAGCGGCTTGGGTTGCACTGGCTCGACGCAGGCGATGCGCCGGTCTAGCGCCTCTTCGATCGCTGCCTCGCGTCCTTCTGGGCTTTGCCGCTCCCAGGTTCGTTCTACCCCTCCATCGGCGCCGCGCTGCACCGTGACCTTGCCCATGAGGTAACCGGGCGCTACGCCGCTGTCCCAATGTCCCGGCGCATGCCCTTTTCGCGCCTCGTCCACCGTTTCCCGGTAGGAGGAAAGGCGCTCTTTCAGTTCTTCGTACGAGGGCATCGGTTCGCCCTCAAGCGTCTTTCGATCCTCGCGCTTGACGAATCCGCGCTGCACGGCCATCGCAACGCGAGAGTCGAAGGTGCGGGACTGAACGCCATCCAGCAACTGCCAGCCGTGGGTGCCCTTGCGCTTATAGGCTTCTGCCGCCTGCAGCGCCAGAACGTCGGGCAGCGATGGCGTGGGCATCGCTCACCCTTTCTTGACGAAAGTCGGCTCGGCGACTGGAACGCACACGCGAACAGCCGCATGGATCACCGCATGCTCGGCGCTCGCGATCTGCTCGTCGGTGGACGCAGGGTTGCGGCAGACTTCGATGAGTTCATGCAGTCGGACATGCCACACTTCATGACACGCGATCTGCTCGATGCTCATGTCGGTGACTGGCGTGTTGCCGAAGTCCGAGCCGATGCGATAGGTGGCAAGCCGCGCCGCCAAGTCGAAGCTGTCGACCTCGGCCATGTTCTTCTTGGCGGCGGGCTTGGTAGACAGCTCAATGCGCCAGTCGCCCAGGCTCAATTCGCTTTGCCACTTCTGCACGTACAGAGCAAAGCAGTCCCGCCCCTGAGGGGTGACTGGATTCAGAGGTGCAGGCTTCTTCTTCACGGCTACGCACCCGGCTTGTACTTGAACGATCCTGTGCTGATGCGCTGCTGGTCGCCGTCTTCGTAGAGGATCAGAACCTCTTGCTTCTCCGGCTCGACGGCCCAGCAGGCATAGAAGAATCGGTGGTTCACCTTCGCCCAGGCGCCACGAAATTGAGAGCGCAATTCCTCTTTGATGCGAGCCAGCGTGGCGGCGTTGTCGCAGGGTCGGTCGACCAGATGCACTTCATCGCCGCTGATGTTGCTAGCGACCATTTCGTCGGCGGCCGCAGGCAGCGCGAAGGCGAGAGCCGCGACGAGGATCAGGTACTTCACGGCTTGTTCCTTACGGTTTCGTAGATCCGCTCGCAGACGGTGCCGGCCTGGTGGCTTTCGTCAGCAAATCGGATAGTTCCGTTCTCAGCCTCTTCCAGCCTTCGCTGCACGTCGGCGAGCAAATCGGAGGTGGGGTCGGCTGGCGCGCTTCCGCCGGCAACGGTGACTGCGATGCGGGCTGCACGTACGGCTTGGGCTCGGGCTTCGGTAAGGGCGCTGGACAGCCGCTCACCAGCAGCGACAGAGCCGTCATAGCTGCTGCGAAGAGCAGCGTTCTCAGTGCGTGCATGATCCAACTCCTGTTCGATGGCTTTCGCCTTCGCGCGCTCTTCGGTGCGTACTTGATTGACAGCCGCGAGTTCGCGCTTCGCGTATTCGTCCTGTGCGCGCTTGTAGCCAGCCGCATCGCCGCGCGCGATGAGCGAGTCGGTGTAGTGGTTCCAGCCCCAGATGCAGCCGACGATCAGGGCGGCTCCGATCGCGACCTTCAGGAGCAGTGCGCCGATCGGGCTCATGGCGTCGTGCTCCCGGTGATTTCAGGGCCAGTGTGGTCTGGGTCAGGTGCGATGCGCCCTTCCGCACAGTCGGTCATGTATTGGCAGATTTGCTCATGGGTCAGCCCATTGGGTAGCGTCCAACGCGGGCCAGCTAGAGCCCTCTTCATGCGTTCAATGTCGATATGGACAGGCGGGAGATCGCGCCCGTACTCTTCTGCAATCTGTTCGAAGTCAATCACGGCGTGGTGCTCCCGACGGCCGCGGGCGAAGCCTTGGCTTTGAGGTTGGCGTAGTTGTACAGAGTGAGAACGCCTGCAATTGCGCCGGCCGCGACCGCATCGAGCTTGCCGACTGCCGCGAGCGCCGTGATCGCGACGAGCGCGCACAGGGCAACGCCGAACTTGCGCATGCCGCGCTGATTCTTCAGGTCGGTGTCGTTCATCCCGGGAAGTCCTCCATGTGCCGCTGCTGGTTGGCCAGCGGGTGCCAGCACTCGGGCGCGAAGTACAGGACGCCGGCGCGCAGCACGTACGCGCACGGCCCGCGCTCGGTGTCGTGGCGCAGCGTCTCGCCGATGCTGGGGCGATCCAGGTCGCCATCCCATCCGATCACGCGGCCGTTCTGGCTGATGGCGTGGATGTCGATCTCGTGCGAGCCACAGCAACCTGGGCACCAATGCCGCAGTACTCCGGGGCGCACCAGCTGGAACTTGCCGCCGCGGCACAGGCCGATTGTCATCACTGCACCGCCAGACACTGCGCGTGCAGCTCGAGTCGGTCTTTCCACAGCCCGGCGCAAACCTTGTTCGGCTGCGAGCAGTCGATGCCGTGGTACTTGCGCCAATCGAGAATGTGCTCGCAAGCCGATGCGTAGTGCTGCTGATTCAGCTCCCGCACGATCGTCGAGCCGCAAAAGCTGCTCGTGCCGATGTTGTAGGTGAGGGAGACGTAGAGGTCGAGCTCTTCCTGCGTGAGCGGAACCTTCACGCACCGCTTCACCGCTGCGGTGTATTTCGTGTCGATCGCACTGATGGAGTCGTGCAGCGCGCGCACTGGCGTAGTTTTGTCGCCGATCTTGACCGGCGAGCCATCCGCTTTTTCGGTCTGCCCAAAGCCGAAGGTGGGGACGTCACCCTTCGTCGGGATGATGGCGTTATCGGTGTAGCTCTCGCGATCAACGAGGCTCAGGTAACCGACTGCTGACAGGCTCAGGGCCGCGACGGCGATGCGCACGCCTTTCATGGCTTACTCAGTCGTCGCTATCGGGGATGTCCGCATCCAGCCGGGCCCGCAGAAGCTGCATGTGCTTTTGCTTGTACACCCAGCTCAGGATGAAGCCGCCCGCAGCGAACGCCATGCCGACCAAGATGCCCAGCACCGTCCACTGATTAACCGTCAGGCCGAAGACGACATCGGCCGCGACCGAAGGCCCTGCGGCAAGGGCTGCTGTCGAAACCGAAGCGACGGAAGTGCCCCCCCATTGCGCAGCACTTGCAGCTTTGGCCGCGAGCGTGTCTGGACTGGTCTGGATACCCATGGCGAAGGTTCCTTTCACTGGCTCTGGGGAGGTTGGGTTCGCGCGCGCTCGGCCTCGTAAGCCTTGGCGCAGTGGTTCTTCTGGACGTAATCAAGCAGCCGGCAAAGCACGCAGGCCCACTTCGCGCCGTCCTTCATGGCGCGGTACGCTCGCGCGCTAATCGTTTCCTTGGGGTCTCCACCCGTCGCAGCGTTGGAGAGGTAGTCGTAGCCGATGGCGATGCGCCAGGCGCGCGGGCTGTTTCGCACAGCTCCAATAAGCATCCACGTAGAGGCAATGAGATGCGCCGGATGCGATAGCAACCACACGACGATCAACAGCAGCGCTCTCATATGGATGAGGCTAGGCAAAAATCCGCTGTTACTGTTGTGCTGTTACGAGTTCAGCGGGACAAACCTCCTATGCGAGCGGGACGAATTGCCCACCATGCAAGAGGTCGAGCGGCGATGTAATGGAGCGATGCGCCCGAATCTGCACTTGCTGCGTACGCTGGCTGTTGGTTTCGCTCTATTGGTTGCGGGGTGCTCGCAACAGTACGAAGTCGCCGTCAAGCAGCTCCTGAACGACCCGGAGAGCGCCAGGTTCTCGGAAGTGACGAAAGGCGTTTCATTGGGTGATGTGTGCGGCTACGTGAACGCCAAGAACGCTATGGGTGGTTATGTGGGAAAGACGCCGTTCTACTACCGGGCCAACGGTGAGACGGCCGTCGTTCCCCCCATCGAAGACAACGACTTCCGCATCTACCTTTGGAACATCACGGGCAGCGATTCGGACAGGAGATACGCCGACCTTAGCCAGCGGTGCGTAGCCGTCAGGCAATGGAAAGAGGTGTGCGGCTTTGACCATCCCGGAGGCGTCCACCGGCTGTGTGACGTCCTTGTGCGGCAAGGCAACACCGCCAGCCTGTATCTCATTCTCGATAAGGAATTCAGATACCGATGAAGGCCAGTCCCAACCTCGACGTCCTGCGCGCCATCGCCGTCTTGCTGGTGGTCGCCAGCCATATAGGCTTCAACCTCGGTTGGGGCGGCAGCAGTTACGACATTGAAGCGGTAGGGCGCGTCGGAGTCGCGATCTTTTTCGTACATACGAGCTTGGTGTTGATGCAGTCGCTGCAGCGCACCGGAGCCGCGCCCCTGTCCTTTTACGTGCGCCGCGCGTTCCGGATCTATCCGCTCGCTGTCGTGATGGTGCTGCTCGTCGCTGTCGGCAACTGGCTCGGAGGCATACCCTTCACGGGCTGGGGCATCGTGAGCAACCTGCTGCTGGTGCAGAACCTTACCGGCCACGAGTCGATCCTTGCGCCGATGTGGAGCCTGCCTTACGAAGTGCAGATGTATCTCGTGCTGCCCGCGCTGTTCTTGCTCGCGCGCTCGCACGGTGCGCGCGGCGTCGGCATGCTTCTAGTGGGATCGATAGCGACCGTCCAGGTACTTTGGGATTTCGGCGTACCCGCTACGCTCGTCCTGTACGTCCCCTGCTTCGTCTGCGGCGTGCTCGCCTTCGCAATCCCGCGCCGCCCTATCCTGCATCCGGCCCTCCTGTTCGCCGTCGTGGCCACCGCAGCGATCGTTGCGCCCGCTGCGATTGCCAGCGGCATTCAGGAGGTGCCGGTGCTCTGGGCTCTCTGCGTCGTTATGGGTGTGACAATCCCGCACTGCCGGGAAATCGAATTCCAGCCCCTTGCGCGCGCGGGCGCGTTCGTGGCGAAGTACAGCTACGGCATCTATCTCACGCACCTGTTCGCTATCCGAGCCGGTTTTCGCTTGGCACCCGGCATCCCGGCTTGGCTGGAGTGGGTGATCTTCGTCGCCGTCCTCGCAGCCTTCGTGCGCGTGGCCTACCGATGGATCGAAGCGCCAGGAATCGCCTTGGGCGTGCGCTTGGCGGTCAGGCTACGTGCAAACGAACACTTGCGGCCTGACGGAGCCGCCCGCAGCAGCGACACCGGGAAGCCACAAGCGACGGGGTTCCTGAAAGATGCCCCACGGGTTCGCTGACCATTCGGCAATCTCGGAGTCGGACCAAGCGCGAGCGACGACGCCTACAAGGTAGTTTTCCTCAAGATCGCCGCCAATCGATACGTCCGCTGTCGATGAAGCAGTGGAAGCCGCATTGATCGAAGTGCTCCCGGCAAGTTTGATGCCGTTGCGCCAGATCTCGCGACCTTTTGCCGCTCCGGCGACGAACACCAGCGCGTGGACGTTCGTGTTCTTCGTCCCCCACGATGCGCTGATGCGGTGCGTTCCGTCGGTTGAGCCGTAGTCCCAGTAGCAAACGCCGTCCGAGAACGGCGCACTCAGAATGATGCGGTTGCTGTTGGTGATAGTGAACCCAAAGCTGGTCGCAGCGCGCAGGGTCGTGTCCATGTGGCGGCGCAACATGAACACTGTGCACTCGGACGTGTTCGGGAACACCACCCCCGAATCCTGCGAAGCCACAACATACGCCGCGCCCAACGCATTCGATACGAACGCCATCCCCATCGCACGTCCGTTGATTACGGCCGAACTGCTGGAAGGGACGAAGTTGTTGCTGTTGATTCCCTTGAACCAGCTGCGCGACCAAGTGCGCCCAAACGTCGGCACAGCGAGCATCGTCGCGCCATTGAGCAAGTGATGCCCGAGGTTGATTTGCCCCCACGATGCGGGCTGAACCCGCATCGGCTGCGGCTGGATGATCGATGCCATTTAAGCGACCGTGGCGCCGATTTCCGCCGTCTTGATCGCACCCGCCGTGAACGAGGCGCCGCTGTCGTTCTTGACGACGAACTTCAGCTTCGCCGGCAGCACGCCGCCGAAGGCGTTTGCGACGGAGAAGAACTTGCGCTGCTGCGTGGAGTTGGACGGCAGCGGCAGTGTCCCGACGTACGTGAGAACCGCTTCGTCAGTGGTCGTCAAGCCGCTGGTCGGGCCGGTCTGGTAGTTCGTGCCGTCGCTCGTGATCGCGAACACGATGGCTTGCTTGTTGCCGCTGACGGTGCCCGGCGTGGCTTCGAGCATCACCAGCAAGTCAAGCGGCTGGTTGGTCGTGTTGTCGACCTCGTTGGACAGCACATAGGTAGCCGAAGCCAGCGTGGACAGGCCGGTGACGGTGACGGCGTTGAAGGAGCCGACTGTTTGCTTGACGGTGCTCATTGGATGACTCCTGCGGCCCGCAGGTTGCTTTCGGTGATGGGGGGAAGAGCGAGCTGTTCGGCGCGCGAGCAGTCCTGAACTGCCATCTCTTTGAGGGCGTCGGCTTCGGCTTGCACGAGTACGTCTGGCACGAGCGCCTGGATGGATGCCTGTGTGACGGGATGGCCAACGTCCAGCCCGCCTTCTTGCTGAAGGAACTTCATCGCCCACTTCACGGTGCTGACCTGCGTGGCGGCGGCTTCGAGCTTGTCAAGGATCGTGGAGGCCTGCGCCCCGCACTCGGCAAGCACGGTGCGCGCGGAAACGAGGCGCGGCTTGACCATTGAGCTGGTCTGCGCGTTGAGCAGTTCACACACCATCCCCGGTGCGTCTGGCAGGTGCTGCGCATAGCCCAGCCCTGCCGGGTCGCCCTGCACTTCTGCGGCGAGAGCCGCGAGTTGATCGCTTGTCATGTGAGCCTTTCAGGGATTAGCGGGTGCCCACGAGCACACCGCCGATGTCGGCGAGAGTTGCGTCTGGCGAGGTAGGCGCGATGATCGAAAGGACGTCTCCCGCCGCGAAGGTGGTCTGGCTCGCGGCGATGAAGGTGGCAGTCGTGCCAGCGGCAGCAAAGCGGATCGTGCCGAACGAAGAGCCGTTCTTCTGGACATCGAAGTCCGTCTGTGCAGTGGCCGCGACTCGGGCCTTGAAGACGCTGTTCGTCAGGCTGGCGGGGAATACCACGGCGCGGGCGAGCGGTACGCGCGTCACGAGGGCGCTTGCCGTGGGCACGCCGGGATAGAACGCGGTGAGGTCGAAGGGCGGCGAGGTCCATTGTGGATTCGCCGCTGCGCCTTGCGTCTGCAACACCTGGCCCGAAGTCCCGGCCGCGAGCCTTGCCCAGCCCGCCGCACCGCGGTACAGGATGTCCCCCTGCGCCGCCGACCCGATGAAGTCCAGCAGATCGGACAGCGTGAGTTCTTCGGGATCGCCCGCGCCTGCTGTCTTTCGCCCCAGCACGCGCGAGGTAGCGGACACGTTCTGCATCTTGGCGTACGTGACGACATCGTTGTCAATCGCCCATGCCGTACCCGAACTGGAGACGGTGATGTCTCCCTTGTCGCCATCGGTGAGCGTGCCGCCCGCACCGCCCGAGGCATACAGCCCACCGGGGCCTACGCGATGATCCTCGTAGCTGCTGACGGTCGACGAGCCGGTCACGACCTTGTACAGGCGAGCGTAGTTGCCGGTGTCGGTCCAGTTCGTCGTCGCGGTGGAGGCGGTGATTGCGCCTGTGGTGCGATTGGCGACGATGTAGCTGGTCGTGCTTGCGCCGAGGGTGAGGACCGCGTTGGAGACCGTGGAGCCGCCCCAGCGTCCGCCATACAGCCCGAATGAGAGACCGCTACTCGCTTCGGCGTGTCGGCCGCCGAAGGTCGAGGCGGAACCGGCATCGAACAGGGCATTCGCAGTCGTTTCTTTCGAGGCCTGCGAAGCGGCGATGGTTTCGAGGTTTGTTGAACTGTCTGCCATCGGTTTCTTTCGTCAGATGCTGCCGTCTGCCGAATGCCCGCGGCCGACGGTGGCCGAGAGCATGTAGACGCGGAAATAGATCGGGTTGCCCGGGGTAATCCCATCGGATGTCTGCGAACTGGCGCTGTAGCTCGCCGTGGGCGATGTGAGCCCGGTGATCGCGCGCAGGCGGGTCGTGTAGCTGCTGCTGGAGTAAATCTCGACCTCGTAGGCCTCGCTCGCTTCGCCGAGGGGGACGTCAACACCCGAGCGCCATTCACCGGAGATGCGCGAGCGGCGCGTCCACGTCAAAGTGGCGTTGTTCGATGCGTCCCGCCCCCCGCCCAGGTGCACAGGCGCGTAGGGCTTGAGCCCCGTTCCTTCGTTGGTGAAGTCCTGCGCGTTCGCCGTGGCCAGCGTCATGCCGTTTGTGACGGCCTTCCACTGCTTGGCGATGCCGATGTCGGCCGTGGCTTGCGTGACGCGAACGAACTTGGCGGGATCGACGAGGACGAACCGATCGCCGATGGCGTGCCCGCTCATTGCGTATTCGCTGCCCCTGCGGCCCCGAAGGAACCCGCGCAGCGTGTAGGTGCCGTTCGTCTCCAGCGTGGCATCTCGGAAGAACAGGATCTCGTCGCCAATGACGGCCATGTTCACGCCAGACAGCAGCCCGGCGTTGCTCGTGGACGAGAGCGAGCCGTTGTGCATCGACACGTTCACATGCGAGAGCTCGTCGACGATGTTTCCGCCGGGAAAGTCCGACAGGACATCCGTCGTGTTCCCCATCGTCGCTTCGCCGGTCACGGTGAAGGCCACGGTCCAATTCGCCCCGCCATCGACAGACACGTACACCGTGCAGCCCGCCCAGCCCGTTGCGTTCGGGTCTGCTGCGCACGCTGCGGCATAGAACCCCGCATCGTCGTCCGCATCCCTGAGCATGTCGATGTTCAACAGCTCCAGCAAGGTCAAGGACGGCGGCGTGATCGTTTCATCCGGCGGCGGCGTTTCCGCCACGATCACGTTCGGCACGTACGTGTCGGAGTCGTCGCGAACGCACTGCAATTCGAAGTACGCGCCCTTTTGCGTCATCTCCGTGATGCGCATGGTGTTGCCCGCGACCCCGATGAGATCGGTGGGCATCAGGTAGGCGTACTTGTAGCCCAGAGACAGCTTGCGGGTGACGCGCGAGATCCACGGATCATGCAGATTGACCTGCGCGACCTGCAGCGCCTTCTCGTCGGTCATCACCATCGCGAGGTCGATGCGTTGCTCGTCGCCGCTGTAGCCCACCAGACGGCGCGCGTACTTGCTGGCCTGAGAGTATTTCGTTGCGGCCAGAACGTAGTTCACCGACATCGTGGAGGGAAGTTCCTCGTCCATGATGCGGGTCGTCTCGTACAGGTCGCTGTGGTCTTCGCTGCTGTCGTGCGCGCCGAGGTCGTCGTCGGGAATCTCCACAGCGATGTCGCCGCCGCGCTTGATGAACTTGATCTTGCCTTGGTCTTCGACGGCATCGAAGAAGTACGCCGCCATCAGTTGGCTGATCGCATCGCGCACCGCGACCTGATTGGCGATGATGTACCCGTCGACTTGATCGGTCAGCTGGGAAACGTCGATCTGGTCGGCACTCAGGCCTGCCCGTTCCGATAGGTCGGTGACGACCTCCGCGAGCGTCTGGTATTGCAGGGTGGAGTCGGAGCCGCCCAGAGCCGCTGTGATGTACGGCAGCGTCGGCGGCGAGTCTTCGCCATTGGCATAGAAGCCGTTGAAGCGCAGCGCCTGCACCTGGCTGGTGACATCATTCCACATGACATCGTTCAGCCTGTTCGTGCCGTGGTACACGCCCGTCTGGGCCTCTCCGGTGAGCGGGACCCCGGCATCCGAGTTGAAGCCCACGAACTGATCGCGCGCGAGCCATACCTCGCCGCAGTACCACGCCTGATTGGGCGAGCTGGGGATGAAGCACCACGGCTGATCGGCCGTCCCGAAGAACGGGTCCGCCATCGAGCCCGAGCCGACCGTGGTGGTCGAGTCGTAGCAGCCGTAGTAGAACGTGCCCGCCGCGCGACTTGCCAGCCACAGGTGCCCGCTGTTCGGATCGACCGCACCATCCGTGGACCCGGCAAAGTTCGTGGGCATCGTGCCCACGGTGATGGAGGATGTCGTGGTGTGGTCAAGGTCGTAGCGCGCGACGTTGCCGTTTGCAAGCACCGCCCACGCAATCCCGCCGCTCGGCCCGGTGTACACCCAGCTTGCCGCCGATCCACCGGAGTCGATCGTCTGCGTGGCTGAAAGCGTGTGCGTGCCGGTGTTCACGTAGTACAGCTTTGAGCCGCCGCCCGAAAGCGCGAAGACGAAGACGTACTCGCTACCCGAAAGCACGACGCCCTTGAGCGTCTCACCCGAGGCTGGCGTGAACGGCGCGTGCCATGTCAGGGCGCCAACGGCTAGGTTGATCGTGAAGTAAACCCCGTCCGGCGATGTTGCACTCGTCAGGTTGCGGTTCGTGATCAGCACATTGCCGTGCACGGCGTCGTACACGATCGACTGCTGCGGAACGTAGTTCTCGTCGACCGGCCAGTTGTGCACGAGGCTCATCGTGGCCTTGCTGTACACCAGCAGGCCATAAAACGAGCCGTGGTAGGCGATGATCCAGTTCGCCCCGCCGTCGATCATGGCGTTGAACCACACCGTCCCCAGAGAAGGCGGAGCCTCGCCGCCCTTGCGCCCGACCTCAATGGTCAGGAACGGGATGCGGTTGCCGTCGTGCGATGAGACGTCGAAGTTCTCCCACACGATGTAGGCATAACCTCGATAGGCGGGGACATTGCCCGCGCCGAAGAGCGACTCCAGATACGGGTCGGGCAGTTGGTCTTCGTTGCCGTCATAAAAGCGTAAGGTGCCGCTTTCGACGCTGGCACCCACGGTATCGCGAACAAGGCGTTTATCCGGCCCCGCCCATATCCTGCCAAGATCAAGGTCTCCGTCGCTCTCGCCGATCAGGATCGCGAAGTTCGCGACATAGGTGGGGCCGTCGGTTTGGGGGCTGCCTCCCTTGCCGCCGCTGGCACCGGTCTGCACGAGGTCGGAGGCGGAAATCACGTTGCCGCCCACGGCCATGATCGAGTAGATGATCGGGATCGGCCTGCCGTACTCGGATGCCTGCGGGCGCAGGTCGACCATGCCCGGACCGCTTTTGCTCCTGCTGTCGACCAGCGAGCCGAGGGTGGAGCCCACCATCCAGCCGAGCTGCGGGCTTCCGAACGAAGAGCCGATGACGGCCCCAACAACGCCTCCAACGAGTGCGCCGCTCATTCTTCGATCCCCGCATAGCGCCAAGCCGCGACGATGCGCGAGCGCCAGATGTCATCGAGGCGATGCTCCACGACTTTCATCAGCCCTGCTCCGTTGTAGGCGTGGATCAGCGACAAACCGCCGTGCACGTAGTCGCCGACGATCCCCAGGTGCTGGGGTTCGCCGTCAAAGCGCATCCACACGACGTCCGCTGGTGCGATGTCCTTCTTCGGCACGCGAACAAGGTGTGCGTCGAGCGCGGCGCGCATTTCGGCGGGAACCGGCGTGCGGCCGTAGCGCGTGTAGTCCGTGAGCGGGATGCCCAGCGTCTTGGCGACGTGCACGGGCACGCCTGCGCAGTCGAGCGCGACACCGGCCACACGGCCCTGGTGTTGATAGCGCGTGCCGATGGTTTGGCGCGCGATTGCGATGACTTCGCAGGCCTTCATGGAGTCCACCAGTTCCCGGAAACGACTATCGCGCTCAGCAGCTGAATCTCAGTGCTGTAGTAGGTCGACTCGGGATGTGCTTTGGCGTGCGTCCACAGCGCATCCAGCCAACTCTGGAAGCGCACGTCGCATATGGCCCCGACCATCATCGGGCAGTAGAAGGCCGCATCGATACAGAACGGATTTGCTCCAACCAGACCGCTGCCGTCCAACGCGTAGCCGTTGATGATGTTTGTCACCGCCCCGCCGGTCGTCGAGGAGAAGAACGTCTCCATACGAGTGAGGTAGGTCTTGACGTCCGTGTCTCCCGTCATCGCGAAGTCAGTGCCGAAGCGCCACGGGTCGCGGCACGCGTTGTACCAATAGCCGTCCTCGTGCGGGTTGCCGCCATCGTTCACGGCGGTCGTCAGGAACGGATTGGCAGTATCTACACCGCCAACCCAATCGGGCAACAGACCCGTGGCTGGCGCGTAGTTGCGCTGCATGTAGTCGGTGATCCGCTTTTGCTGCGCGATCGCGTTGTCCCAGAACGAATCGCCTGTCGCGCGCTTGAATGCGCGGAAATGGCCGAACATGTAGTCGGACGTGCGCCCCTCGTGCATCACGCCTGCCGTCTCGACAATGTTGCCGTTCACATCGAAGGCGTACGACTTGATCTGCGCGAGCATCGCCTGCGCGATGGACTTGTAGTTCCACGTCCCGCCCGATCCCCACTGCACGTCAGCCATCAGCAGCGCGAGCGCGATGTCCATATCCCCGTCCAACGCGGGCCATTGAGCTCCGGCATCGGTGCCGTTCGCGTAGACACGCCAGCTCATAAGCTCGCTCATGTTGATGACGCCGCCGTAGTCCTTTGAGCGAACCGCGCGCACCGTGGACAGCAGTGCATCGAACTTCTGCTGTGCGCCCCCGTCGTAACCGGACATCAGCACGGTGATCAACATGCCGTAACCCATGCCCTCGGACACGGTTGCAAATGTTGGGTCCGAGTACTGCACCCACGCAGCACCAGCCGGCAGCAGCCCCATGCCACCGGGCGTGGTCTTGTACAGGTTCGCGACCCACGTGTCGTACTGCTGCTTGATGAACGCGTCCATGCTGGCCAGCGTGTCGGAGGGCGTGCTCACGCCAGACGCGTACGCCACACGACGCGAACCGAACGGATAGCCACTGCCGCTGGAGCCAGCGGTCCCGCCGCCGCTGCCCACGCCGGCGTAGGCGTTGATTTCGGCGTCGGTGAACAGGCCCCGGCTCGTAAGCTCCGCGCGCTCCGCCGAGGACAGCGTCCCGCCGGCAAATGCGGTGGCGATATACAGCGTGACCTTGGGCGTGGTCATGTTGTAGAGCAAGCCGAAGCGACCTTCCGCGCCGCCGCCGCCCTGGTCGACGAGCTCATAAAACACGATCGATTCGACAAGCGTCTGATTGGCGATCAGGTACTTGCCGTGCAGGACGTTGCCCGCCCACCCCTGCTCGGTCAGCGTGTCGCCGGCCGCGTTGCCGTAGCCCGAATCGTAGATTTCATTGGCGTTGAACTCGTTGATGGTGACGGGCTTGCCCAACCGCTCGATCATCCCCAGCGCGCCTGTCGGATACCACCACGTATCGTTCGTGGCCTCGGTCTGGTCCGGGTAGTAGTGGAACGAAAGCACGTCCCACGACACGCCTTTGGAATCGAGAAAGTCGATCCACGCGTAATCGCGTGTGCAAAGACCATTCAACACGCGCAGCGCGCGACCGCTGGCCGTGGCCTTGTCGCGGATCGCCTGCGCCATGCCCTTCTGGTACGCCGCCATGGTTTCGCAACCCGGCTGGCCCGTATACAGGTCGGTGCCCTGTGCGCTGTTGCGAGGGACCTCGTTCGTGATGATGGCCCTGTTCTGGACCTCGTTCATGATTTCGAAGTCGAGCACGACGTCGTAAACGGAGTTGAGCAGCGTCGTCGTGTTCGCGTAGGCCGCGTTGTAGGTGGCCGTCAGGTCGCTCGAAGGTGCGAGCGTCCACGACCCAGCAGGCTCAAGGACAAGCTGCACCGCGCCGCCATAAGCGTTCACCTTGGCGATCATGTCGCGCAGGTTGGTGACGTTCGTGGTGTCGTCCATCAACATCCGGACGGCGCGCATGTTGCGCGCTTGCAGGATCGTTGCGATGGCCGCGTTGGTCGTGCCGTAGAACGATCCGCCATCGTGGATGTTGATGCCGATGCTCACGCTCGAAGGCGACGGCGGAGGCGTACCGGGCGAAGGGGACGGCGGCGGTGGGGCAGGAGGTGGCGGCGAGCCGGGAGGCGGCGGCGGCGAATGCGCAATCACCGGAGTGGGTGTCATCGTGGTCCCGGGGCCGCCGAAGACGCCGACACCCGGCAGATGGGGGAAACCCCGAAAGTTCAGCGCGTTGTTGAACTTGCCGATGCAGTCTTCGTAGAAGCGCTTTTGGCAACCGGCGTACACCGTGAAGCTGTCGGGAACGCTTGGCGCCGGGTCGCTGCCGCTGCCTGGTGGCGGAAATGGCATCCCCGGGGTGTCCGCTGCGGTGATCTCTTCGGGCATTCCCTCGAACAACTCGAAGATGCCCGACCCACCCGAGAGGGTGTACGCCTTGACCTCCATCGACAGGCCATTGTTCAGGCCGGATGTGAAGGTGAGAAGCCCCCCGGTGAACCAGTCCGTGGGCTCGGTGCGATCAGGTGCCGTGATGACCTTGTTGTCGTCGACATGGGCCACGTAGCCCGTCACCGTCCACGGCGCAAGGTCGATCTTGCAGCGCGCATCGCCCAGATTGGCGTTGCACTCCTGCGTGACCAGCCGCCCGATCTTGCGCGAGTAGGCCTGCGTCAGGCCCCGAAGCTCGGTCTTGAACTGGCTGCGCCCGGCGGTGACTCTGCCCAGCGTGCCGCTTCGGACGATGTTCTTGCCCATCGTCAGGTCGGCGAAGTTGACCTCGAAGATTTCGATCTGCGCGTAATCCCAGCGCCCGCGCTTGATATCGTGCTCGGTGATCAGCGGAGAAGCGAGGAAACCATCGACCTCGAGGTTGTCCACCGACAGGTCGGCCGCGCTTTGGTTGTCCGAGCCGTTGAAGCCGTTGTTGGCGAGGTACGTGACGCCATCGATCAGAAGGTCTTCGGTGTACGTCGTGCAGGCGATGACGCTGCCATCGCGCAGGTTCGCACGCCAGCAACCGGCGATCTTCGTCGTCCCGAGGGCGTATGCCGCCTTCAGGGTGCTCGAGATGTCGCGGGTCACTCTCTGACTTCCTGCAGGGTGACGGTGGAGCTGTAGAAGCGCCCATCGGGGTCGCTGCCGGCTACGTTCATCGACCACTCGATCTGGTCGTTCAGGAAGTGCACGGGCACGTAGAACTGTCCGGTGACGGTGACGAGAGCCGCCGAGGGCGAGCCGGTGATCGTCATCTGCCCCGTCGCGTAGTTGACGGTCGCGGAGGTCGCGACACCGGACACGAACACGGTGATGGTCCCGGTCATCGGCCGCGTGATCTTGCGGTCCTTGTGGCGGCCGGCGACGGTGTAGCGCTTGTACAACTGGTAGTTGCCACCACCCAGATCTGCCACGCGCCCGCTCGTGCCCAGGCTGTTGTCCTTCGGGTCCAGCAGCAGGAACCCGTACGCGCCGGCTTCGGTGTTCTCGAAGATGGCGTCGAACTGCTCGCGGATCGCGCGGCGCAACGGGCCGACGTTGACGTCGTACTCGCGCAGGGTCTTGTCCTGCACGATGTTGATCGACTCGAAGCCGTTGGCGGTGGTCACGCGCTGGTTTTTGCGCATCAGCCGGCCGGTGATGTTCTGCGCGAACTCCTGGCCGGTGACGATGATGTCGTCAAGGACTTCGATGCTCATACGCGCTTTCCATTCCGGCGCGCGGCGTCCATGCCGCCACGCACTGCTGCGGCACCCATCTGTGTCGCCGTGGCGCGATTGGTGCCCGGCGGGAAGGTCATGTGCATGTGGAAGGTCTGCGACGGCTCGCTCGGCCCCGAGGGAGCCGACTTCACTTCACCGCCTTGATTGCCCGTCATCAGGTAGTCCCTGCCGGCGATGGATAGCAGTTCGGGGCCGCGCTCGTTGACGCGGTACAGGGAATCGGACGACACCGGGCCGCCGAGTTCGCGAGCACCGGCCACGTAATGGATCGTGCTCATGAGCGCGTCCTGCTCGCCACGCTGCGCCTTGTCGTGCAGTTCCTCCAATGTGCCGCGGCCGATTGAGCGGACAGCGGGAGCGGAGAAGACGAACTCCTTGCCGTGCACGATGCCTGCGGCCTTCTTCGGATCGACATCGCCCGTGAAGCCGCCGGCCGCGAAGAATTGGCCGTAGTCCTGGTTGCCGAAGTCCGAACCAGTGCCGAACCCGCTGCCACCGCTGAACAGGCTGCCCAGACCACCCGCGCCGCCAGACGCGCTCATGCTGGCGAGAGAAGCCGCAGCCGACTGCGCAGCGGCCGCGAGTGCCGTCAGGGCAGCAGTTGCCGCGCTCGATGCCGCCGTCTCGGCCGACATTGCAGCCGTCTGCGCCGTCGTGGCGGCAGTGGCAGCCGTGGTCGCTGCGGCCTGGCTGGCGATCGATGCCGCCCCAGCCGCCCCGGAGGCGTTCTCTGCGCTGATCTCGGACAGTCGGAATGCTTCCTGCGCCGTGTTTGTGATGGCGGGTGCAGCCTGCCCGCCGCGATTCTTGCCGCCGAACAGGTCGGCGAAAAAGCTGCCGACTCCACCTAGGCCGCCGCCGTTGCCGAACAACTGCTGCGACAGCTGCTTGCCGACTACATCGTTGATCTGCCGGCTTAGGCTGTTGGCGAAGTTGCGGATCGCATCGCGCGGCTTCGTGCCGTTCATCAGGTCCGAGAAGAGGTTCGCGCCCGCGTCCTTGAAGATGCCGTCGAACTTGTCCTTCAGCGGGTCCAGCGAAGCCTGCAGCTTTTCCAACTCCAGCCGCGCGCGCGAGGCGTCCAACTTCAGCTGCAGGTCCAGCGGGCGCTGCTTGGCCTGGTCTTCGAGGGTTTCGACCTCCTTCTGCAGTTCGGCCAGGCGCGTGGCCCGCGCTGCACCGAGGCGGGAAAGCGCCTCGAGCTCGCCGATTGCACCCGTGCTTTGCAGGAACGTGATGCGCTCTTCGTCGATCGCCAGCATCGAATCGGTGGCGGACAGGCGCTTCTTGGCCGCGTCGATCTGGTTGGTCTGCTCGATCAGCTTCTCGTTGGCGGCAAGTTCTGCCGGGCTGATCGCGATGCCGCTCTTGCTGGTTTGCGCGGCGAGATCGCGCGCCTGGTTGATCGCGATTTGCGCGCGCAGCTTCGCGGCACCTTCTTCATCCCCCTGCAGCTGCAGCAGGTTCGCGCGGTAGTTCAGGACTTGATCGGTCAGCTGCTTGAACGAGGCGGCCTGCTCCTGGTTCGCCAGCTGCGTCTCGCGGTCGGCGTTCTTGCGCAGGCGCTCTTCTTCGCGATCGATGTCACCGAGGCGCTCGCGGTCCTGCTGCTTCTTGGAGGGGTCGGTCGTCTTCGCGAGGTGCGCCTGCACCGCTGCGCGTTCCTTCTCCAGCTCCGCGATCTCGGCTGTCGTGCCTTGGGCGATGGCCTGGCGCTTCTTCTCGTAGAAGTCCACCAGCGACACCTGCCCGGCCTGGTACATGCCTTGCAGGAACCGCTGCTGGAAGCTGATCTCGTCACGCTCGTTCTGCAGCCCGTCGCGCGCAGCCTTGATCGAACCGGCCAGCTGCGCATCGAGCACCTGCTGGCCCTCGCCGTTGGCGCCGCGCTTTCCTATCGAGGTGATGCGCTCGTTCACGCCGGCCAGTCGGCCCTTCAGGTCATCGACGACAGAAGCGGGCTGCTTTTCTTCGGTCGCTTTCTTGATGTCCGCCGTCAGGCGCTTGCGCAGGTCGACCAGCTCCGCGATCTGCTCCTTCTGGCCCTTGTAGCCTTCCGTGACTTTCTGGACCGACTTGATCTCGTCGTCCAAGGCGGTCTTCGTCGCGATGGAAGCGCGCGCCACGCTGCCACCGGCGCCAGCCGTCTGGTCCGTCACCTTGCCGCCGGAGGTGCGCTGCTCCTCGGTGGTGGGAGAGACCGCTCCCGCGAGCTTGGCTGCCGCTGACACGGCGGCCGCACCCGGGATCAGGTTCAAGCCTGCGCTCGCCCCTCCGCTGAGGATCGGGCCGACGACTGGAATCTTCGGGATCTTCGGGATGTTGTCGATCAGCCAGGCTATGCCCTCGATCGTTTTGGCCAGCAGCGCGTTCATGTTGCGCAGGCCATCGGACTGGCTGAGGCCTTGCTGTGCGCGTCCCCATGCCTTGCTGAGGTCGTCGATCGCGGTGCCCAGCGGCGTGAAGCCGCGGGCGACAGCGCCCTGGACGCGCCCTTCCACCACTCCGAACATGACGGCCTGCGCGCCCATCGTGTCGCCCAGTCGCACTGCGTCATTTATGGCGTTGATCTGCGCCGCACGAAATGGACCGTTGAGCGTCTGCTCGAACGTCTTCGCGCCCTGCACCGGGTCGGCGAACGCGCGCGCCAGTTCCTTCGTGGCGCTGGGGATATCCTGCCCCGTCGCCTTGGCATAGTCGGCCGCGATGCGCGCGAGATCCTTGAACAGGCCGGCGCTGATCTCGTGGGACTTCGACAGCTCCGATACGATGGCCGTGGCGGCGTCGTGAGAGACCCCGGGCACCTGTGCGAGCTGGCTGATGAACTCGCGCAGCTCCTTGGTGGAGAATAGATCCGAGCGGCCCGTGCCGGCCAGCTGCGCCTGGATCGCAGCGAGGTCGCGCGCCTTGGATTCGGCATCAGCCATCGCAAGGCCCAGCGCGATCGCTCCAGCGGCTGCGGCGCCCATGGCGATGCGCATCGGCGTCAGCAGCGACAGCACGGCGCGGAACGCGTTGCCCGCCCCACCGAAGGTGCCGGAAAGCTGCGAGCCCTGCTGCACGAACGCGGTGAGCGGGTTCTGCCCCGAGATCACTTGCACCGCGAAGTCGTGCAGTTGGAAGCCCAGCTGCTGCGACTGGAAGGCGGTGAGGCCGGCTTGTTTGCCGAGCCCCGCCAAGGCGGCTTGGTGCGCCGCGCTCGCCTTCGCGGCGGCCTGCTGGTTGGCGACCAGACCGGCCTGCGCGGACAGCATTGCCGCATTGGCTGAGGCGGCGCGCGCCTGTGCCTGCGCGATCTGCTCCTGGGATGCTGCGGCGTTGCCGTTGACGGCGGCCAGTTGCTGCTGCGCCTGCGCGTTGCGAGCGACGGCAGCGGTCAGGACTGCTTGAGACGACGCCACCCTCGCATCGGCCAGGGCCAAGGCTTGCTCGGCTTGGCGCAGCCTCTCGGTACCAGCAGCGGCCTTTTCGGCGGCGGCACCTAGGCTCGCCGTTGAAGCAGCGCCAGACGACGCAGCACCGGACGAAGAGCCGGGCGGCAGAGGCGGCGGCGAGGGTGGCAGCGGTGGGGGTGTGATCGTGGGCGGAGCCGGCGGGCGTCCACCGGCCCCACCAGCAGCCGTCGCGAGCGCCGCATTGGCCTTCTGGCCGGCTTGCGCTGCATCGTCGCCCATCTTGCGAAGGGAAGCGGCTGCGGCGTCGGCTTTGGCCTGCGTGGTCCCGAGATCACCAGCCACCTTCGCCAGTGCCGCAGCAGCTTTCGGCCCGAGCGCGGCCTGTGCTTCCTCAAGCGTCTTGAACGACAGAGCCGTTTTGGATGCGGCCTGACCGGATGCAGCTAGAGCTCGGCCCTGCGCATCCACCGCCGGCTTGAGCCTCGTGGCTGCTCCTTCCGCCCGCGTGCCCGCGGCGGCCATCTTGTCGAGGGCCACGGACGCAGTGTTGACCTGCGTGGAATCTACGGCAAGGGCGAGAGTGGTGACATCTACGGTCATGTTTCGTCGTCCTTGTGGATTTCCTCAAGCGCGCCCTCTTCGAGCGGTCTGAGGTCGGGAAAGATGCACCGCCACTGCTCGGTGGTGATTCCGAGCGCTAGGCGCACTTCGCGATAGGCTTCGGGGCGAATGCCCGCAGCGCCGTTCGGGCCGAGGTTCCAGGCACCGGAGCCCAGCGCGGAGAAGAACCGCACCGCCGGCCAGCAGTCAGGCCACAGGCGAACGGTGTTCTGCTGCTCGTAGTCCTTCGGGCTCAAGCCCCAGAAGGCCATCTCGCGCAGCTGCTTTTTCGTGAGAGGCTTCTTGTATAGCGCCGCACCCGCGCTCTTTAGTTTTCCCGGCGTCTCTGCGTCAGGCCGTCGAACCAAGCCTCGCAAATCTTCTTGGCCGTGAGGTCGTGGTAGTTGGCAATCAGCTTGCCCATGGCATCGCGGCTGAACTCGGCGTCGACGTCTTCCCAGCCAACGACCACTTCCATGATCTCGTCCAAGCCGGTCTTTTCCATCTTCGGTGCAGGCGGCAGCACCGAGCCCTCAGCGAGCGCGGCAATCGCCTCGGCGTGCTTGGCGAGCGCCTCTCGGTACTTCGCGTAGCGCTCGATCGCCGCCGTCCACCACGCGTCGTGCTCTTCGACGGTCATGTGCTTGAACAGCAGCTTCAGCGTCTGCTCGCCTTCGGGCGTCTTGAACTTCACATCCCACTTGAAGGTGGGATTCGGGTCGATTTTGATCACGGGTTCTCCTGCGGAGGAAAGAAAAGGGCCCGCAGGTTTGGAAACCTTGCGGGCCTTCTAGATGCCTCCCTGGTCAGGAGGCGGATTACGACGAGTAGCGGGTCGTGCGGTTGATGATCGAGATCGTGACCTTCAGGCCCATGATCTCGTTCTTGGTCAGCGTGGGCGTGCGTTGCAGCGTCACGTAGGCCGAGAAGTAGATCGGCGAGCCAGAGGGCAGCAGCACGCGCATCACGCGTTGCAGGCGGTCGGTGTCGGCGGTGTCCAGCACCGAGTAGTGCGGCAGGGTCGCGTCGTCACCGATCGTGAACTTGAACACCGTCGGGGTCTTCACCGTCGGGATCTGGTGCTCTTCGCTGTCCTCGAGGAACGAGTAGGTGACGAACTGCTGCTCGCCTCCTTCCGTGGCGGTGTCCAGGATCTGCGTGATCTGCGTCCAGGCCGTGACCTCGCGGACCGTGCCAGTGCCCGTACCGGCCGGGAAGTTGGTCGTGCTCGAGGTGTTCAGACCTTCGACCGAGACGTCGTTGGTGGCCACCGCCGAAGCGCGGTACACGTTGCCGTTGGCCTTCGACCAGCCCGAGGTGACTTCGAAGATGTCCGACACGACGATGCCGTGGGACGCTTCGAGGGTCATCACGCCGGGGTTGGCGTTGGAGAACGCAGAGATTGCTTTGGTGGCGCCATAGGTCGATCCGATCGAGATCGTGGCGCCGTTCGGGAGAGAAACAGCCATGGTGGGCCTCACAGAGAAAAGGCGCTCTTCGGAGCGCGTTTCGGGGTCTGCGAGGCATCAGGTGCGCGGGGGCTCTTGCGAGCGCGGCGCACCGCGAGGCAGGGACGTACGAATCAGCCGCCAGCGCGGCCGAGACGATCTATTGCTGGGAGAGCCATTTCTCCCAGGCGGAAAGGATTCCCTTGCACAGCCGGATCAGGGCTTCGTGCAGGGCACGGGTGGATTGGGTCATCATGCGAAGGCCCTGTACTGCGCCGAGGCCGGCACGACGAATCGGTCCGGATGCGGCAGCGGCGGTGCAGCGCTGAATGGCGAGGTGAGCCAGATGCGCAGTCCGTCGGCGGTGATGGTGATCGCGAACGCGGCGTCAAGCGAGTCGATCAGCGCGCGCACGGTGCCTGCTCCGGTGCCCTGCGGCATATAGAACTGCACTTGGAAGATGCCCTGGCGAGCGCGGCCCGAGCCGTCGAAGAAAAGCCGCTGCGCGTCGTTCGGGACGAGGTGCGCGTAGACGTAGCGGCCCGCTGGCGGGGTGAATTGCACGTTCTCCCACGCGACCGGAATCGCGGGCGTCTGCGCGTCGGCCCACGCCTTCAGCGTCGTTTCGAAGGCTTGCGCGATCAGGGCGTCGGACATGGATCAGCGGCGCTTCTTGTTCTTGCGCGCGGGTGCTGGCGCGGGAGTCGATGCGGGCGCGGGTTTGGGCTCGGCCACAAACACACCGGAGAAGCCGGTATCGATCGGAGCAGCGGCCGTGGGCTCCTGCTGCGCAGCATCGAGCAGAAAGCCGACCGAGCCGTTGAGCACCGAGCCGTCTTTCAGCACCACGCAGCGGCGGAAGTCGTCGGCGATGGCCCAGTCGTCGACGTGCTGGTCATTCACCGTCACGCCGAGCACGCGCGGGTTGTATTCGGGGCTGGTGGGATCGCTGGAAACGCGCATGCATTTGCTCCGTTGTGCTCTGGCCTCGGCCTCGATCAGCTCCATCGCCGCGCGATACCAGCCGACCTCGTTCATGCGTGCCTGCAGCGTAGCGTCCCGCTTTGCGTACTCGCGGAACCTTTCCTCGTGCTGGCGCTGGAATTCCGCTTCTCGTTCGCGCTCTTCCCGCTCGCGCCGCAGGCGTGCCGCTTCTTGTTCCTCCGGCGTACCGAGGGTGTTGTCATAGATGGAAGCGAGCGGCAGGCTGCCGTCCGCATCGCTCACCATGACTTCAGCTTCGTCGTAGCCGATGGCGCCGAGCGTTACCCCGTGCTCTACGCACAGCGCCGCCAGCGCAGCCTTGAACGCTCCGAACTTCGCGGTCATTCGCTCACCACCCGGCGCACGTACGCCTCGTATTCCTGCGCGGACAACCGCACCATGCCCTGCGGTGCCTGTTTCGAGAAGCCGTTCACCGTCTTCCCTGTGGGCTTCTTCGGCGGGTTCGGGTACTCGCCGTATTCAAGCGTGCGGGCGTACGGCAGTGAGTTCGCGAGGTAAACGACGCCGCCGGCTGGCATGGCCCCTGCCCTCGCCGCTTCGGCCGCGCCGCGCGCCTGATCGGTACTATCGGTCGTCGTCGTGTCAAGCGCGCCTTGGCTGGCATTCCAGTTCGCGCGGGCGCGGCCGGTGTCCACTGGCGTGCGCTTCACTACGGCCGCGAACACCTGCTGCGTGGACTTCTGCACCGTCGTTTGCAGGTCGGCCTTCACCTTCTCGGCGAGCTTGGCGATGGGGATGGAGAAGCTCATTTCGCGGCTTTCTCGCAGGCGTTGAGCTTTTGCTGCACTTCCCAGACTGCGAGAGCCTTGGAGCCTTCGGCGGCGTCCTTGATGTCCTCGATCGCCTCTTCGGCCTTGTACTTGGCCTGGATGGCGGCGCGCAGGTCGGATTCGGCTTTTGACACCTTGCCCGCGAGCGATGCAGCCGCGTCCCTGCTCTGCGCGTACAGCGTGCCCACGATGCCGAGGCCCACGGCCAGCACGACCGGCAGCAAGTGACGGGTGAACCATTCCTTCATGGCGGGCCTCAGTTCGGCAGCAGGATGCGCGGGACGTTCAATCCGTTCGGAGCGACTGCCGAGACGTTGCAGGCAGGCTGGCCGCCGACGCAGGCGAGCTCCACCTGTCCGCCTTCGAGCAGCATGGCGAGTTCATGGGGATCGGGCTTCCAGCGCGTGAGGAACACCTTGACGCCCTGGTGCTCGCCCTGCATCGCATACAGGCCTGGCAGGCGCAGCGCTCCGCCCTTGTCATCCCAGTCCTTGGGCGGGTGGCAGAACGTGTTCTGCTTGGGGTGCTTTTCGGGGGTCACTTCTTACCCTTCGGACGGCACTTGCGCGGCTTCTCGTAGCCCATGACGACAAGCTGCCAGTGCTCGTAGTCGGATGGCTTCAATCCAATTGCCGCCATGTCTCGTTCCAGCCGGAAGCGCCGTTCGGCCAGCGTTTCAGGGTTCGCGAGAGATGCTCTAAGAAGCGCCTCGATCCGCTCCAGCGTCCGAAGGACTCTGGCGAGATCCATGTCCCGCGAACTGCCTATGTCGCGAGGCGGGCCACTGTGGAAGTTGACGACGTTGTTGAATCGATTGGTCATGTGCGGACTTGGAGCTCGTAAAGGACGTTGGTGCCGGCCGGGCCGAGAACCTTGACGCTGATGGCGGTGTAGCTCTTTCCGCCCCACGAAAGGACGGAGCCGGGCTTGGGCTCAGTGATCCCCTGCGCGCTGACGTACGCCTGCTCATCGCCTGTGAGGATCAGCGTGCCGTCGACGAACTTGTCCGCGTACGGGAAGACGGCGGCCGTCACGGTGTCGACCGTTGCTGCGGCAGGCGTTGCCGTGCCTGTGGCCGGATCGTAGGCTGGTGCCGTGTCGCTGGGCGTGGTCAGCGTCGTCGTGGCGCCGTACTTCGCCAGCATCCTCTGCACGGTGGCGATGGCGCGGGTGTAGAGGGTCATTGCGACAGCCTTGTCTTCGAGTAGGCCGCGATCAGCTCGCTGGATATTCGCTGAATCGCGTAAGCCTCTGTCTCGCGCGACGGATTGCTGTCGCCGACGTGCTGGCACATCTCCTGCCAAACGTGGACGGCCTCGTGCACGAGCAGGCAGACGATGCCAAGCGGATCCTTGCCGTCCAGGCGGTCAGCAAGAGTCACGTAGACGCGCAGCTTGCCGTCATTCTCGAAGGCCATGGTCCGAGCATCCGATGCGGGATAGTCGTCCGAAGCGTTCAGTCGGCGCATCTCCGCGCGCCACGCTCTTTCGTTTGGGACAAAGGCGTATGGGACCGGATACCAGCCCTGCCGACACCACACCACCTTGCTCATACCATTGACTTGAAGACACCGCGCAGGAACCGCTGCAGGCCGACCTCGTCGCGCTCGCGGTACAGGAACAGCGCCTCGTTCACCCAGCCCTCGATGTTGTGGGCCGGTACGTGATCGCCGCTCTTGGTGGCCGGAATGCGCGAGATCATTTCCACGCGAGACTTGCAGATGCACGCTGCAATGGAGCGGTGGCACACCTGGCACACACCAGCCGCTGTCTTCGGGATGACGATGTGCGGCTTGTCGCAGTCGCAGCCCACCAGATGGCAATGAGGACAGGTCAGCTCCTCTTCGCTGACAAGATCGCGGCTCATGCCCGTCTCACCGGAATGGATCCGCTGGAGCCCTCCAGCAAGGGCGACAGCATGGCTTCGATCTGCGGATAGGCTTTGGTCTGGCGCGCGCCCTGAGCGTAGCGCGTGGTAATCGGACCTACCGTCTCTTCTATCACAGGCGGCTCCAGGTCGCCCAGCAGGTCGCCGTCGATCGCGCGCAAGGCGAGTTCGGCGCAGGCGCGAGCGACCAGTGCAGGAACCGAGTCGGATGGGTAAAACGGCGCGTAGCCGTACATCCCGCCGACGGCGTCCTTGATTGGCACCGCATACCGAGGCCAATCAAGGGCCTGATCCATCGAAACGCGAAAGCCTGCCCATCTCTCACGGTAGGCGCTGACCATGTAGTCGGTCGCCTTCCTGAGCATCTGCTCGCGGATGGTGTCGCTGGCAAGGCCCGCCCACCCCGCATTACCGCGCGCGGTGTGATAGGTGGATGCGTCAGCAACGCTGATGTAGCTCTCGGCGTCGGCCTTGGCGGTGCCGTCTTCGACTTCAATGGCCATGCGTACCTCCGCGCAGCGTGCTCTGCAAAGCGCCCGACGGGCGCTTCACGCAGCAGCAGGCTCAGATGACCGGCCTCCAGCCAGCCTTTTTATGGGCCTCGACGCACGAGGGGTGAACTTCGATCACCTCACCATCCTTGACCATCGGAACAAGGCCGTTGTCGACCCGCTTCTCTGGAACTTGGACTTCGGTGGCGGTGTTCGGCGTACTCTTGACTCGCGGCATCGTGGTTTCCTTCGTGCGTTCAAGGAGCCGGGAGCACAAAGCCCCCGGCCACCCTTCATCAGCCCATCAGGGTCGCGATGTGCGCGTCCTTGACGGCCTGTGCGCCCCACGCCAGACGAACGTGGTAAACCAACTGCATGAACTGGCGATACACGGCGATCTCGAACGCGATGCCCGAAACCGGATCGACCACCGTGAGGATGTCGTCGGCCATGTCCATCGCCCTGCCATCCGGCCCGATGGGCATCTGCGGCACGCGCGTGATGAGCTGAACCGCCGACTTGGAGAACGCCATGTTAGGCGTGTAGCTGTTGCCGATGGTCATCGCGTTGGCCGTGGCAATCGTCACCAGCGCACCCGGGTTGTTCAGGCTGATCGTGCCGGGTGCCGACACACCCGTACCCACAACGTACTTGTTGTTGCTGTCAGCCGCGAACGTCACCACGTCACCAGCCAGCACCGTGCCCGTACCCGTCACCAGGGCGATATCGGTCACGCCTGCGGCCGTGGAGCCAGACGTGACGTAGCTCGCACCCGTGCCCTTGGTCACTTGGGCGACGGAGTTGGAGTTGTGCACGTCGAAGCCTTCCAGCCGGCCAAGCACGCCATCGCGCAGGAGGCTGTCCGTGCCGGCCTCGTTCACCTTGAACAGAACCGACTGCTTGCCGCGCAGGTTCTGCATGGCGGCCGAGCCGACCACCAGTTGCAGATCGCTTTGCGGGGAACCGTTGTCGTCCAGGATGCGACGCACGCCAGCGATGTCGCTCAGATCGCCCGCGGTCCCGAAGGGAGCGGTGCCGGCGGCACCATAGGCGCGGGATGCGTTCTGGTAGGTCGTGGCGAAGAGGTCAGCCTCGATCAGGTTCGTCAGCGTGCGGAACGCCTGCACGAACTGGCCGCGCAGGATGCCAGCGTAGGAGCCTGCATTGATCAGGCCTTTCTGCTCTTCCCCGTTCCAGCGGATCGGAACGTGCTTGGACTTGTTGATGGTCATCGACACGTTCGTGATCGTCTGGTCGCCCGTGTTGGGCGCCGTCACAGCGGCCGTGTTGTCGGCAGCAGTGGAAGCCGGGGTGACCGGAACCAGGATCGACTGGTTCAGCGCGGCGCGTTCAGCGCTGGAGTTGCGCGTGACGGCGGGGATGAAGCCAACCATCTCGCGCGAGACGACATCGAGCGCCTCGTAGATGGTGGGGATAAGAGAGGTCAGAGTATTGGCCATGGGGGTCTTTCGGGAAAAGAAAAAGCCCGCTCATGGCGGGCCGTGGATTGAGGAGACGTGCGCAGGATCAGTCGGTGATCGTCGTGTCCTTGACCGCGGCCGCCTGCGCTGCCGGGTCGAGTGCCTGGAACTGGGCTCGAGTCATCGACTTCTTCCCGCCAGCACCGCCAGAACTTCCATTGGCCCCGCCACCGGACGCGCCCGAGCCCCGAAGGATCATTTCCTTGTTGGGGTAGGCGTTCACCATGACGGAGATGGCTTCCTCGAAATCGGCATGCTCGCCATGGCGCGTCGCGGAGAAGATCGGATTGCCAACCGGGTCCATGGGGACCAGCTTGCCGTTTTCGACCTTGAAGCGATCGCCGAAGACCTTCTGCGCGATGTCCGCCGGAATGGCGAGCTTCTCGCTGATGAACTTCGAGCTGGCGAAACTTCCGCCGACAATGTGACTATTCAACTGGTTGGTCAGCGTCGCGTTCTGCTCGGAAAGAGCTTTCTCGCGCGCCTCCGCAGCACGGGTCGCATCCGCAACCGCCTGCTTGGCCGACGCCGCAGCCGCGTCCTTGATTTCCTGGACCTTGCCGGCAGCAACCAGTTCGCCGTCCTTGATGTTCTTGACGGTCTCCAGCGCCTTGCGGGCAGCCTCAGCATCGTCAATGCCCTCAAAGGCTTTGAGCCTGGTCTCCGCCGCCTCCTTCGCCTCGCGATGAGACTTGGCTTCACCGTTCAGCCGCGAGATGGTCGCCACAGTCGCCGCAGCGTCGTGGGCCACCTCCCGGCCGTCGTCCAGAACATAGACGGGCTTGCCGTCCTGAACCACCACATTGCCGTTTTCGAGTTTGAGTTTCATGGGATTTGCTGTTTCCTCGGGTCATCCGACCCTCAGTGCGGGAGCGGCATCCGCCGCGGTGCGCCCTACTCCGCTTCCACGTTTCAGGCATGAAAAAGCCGCCCTGCGGTTGCCCGAGGCGGCTTGTCTTGGGCGGCCTGTCGGCCAGTGTTCAGGTAGCGAGCTTCACGCCCGGTTGCATCGGAACGATGACGCCTCGCTTGTAGCAGTCCGCGCAGACGTCGGTATCGATCTTGGTTCCGTGCTGGCGCCGGCCGTCTTTGACGAGGACGCCGTTTTCGGTATTCAGCACCGTGCGCCCGCCGCAGCGGTTGCACTGCAGGATGCCGTCAGGCTTGGGCATCGCCCGCACGCGTGCGCGCGAGCGCTCGTTCGCATCAGGCCGGGAAGGTGGGACCAGTTCAAGCGGCACAGCGCCACTATACGCCGGCTCGGGTGAATGCCCTCGCGTCTCGCTGGCGTAGCTCATCAACGGTAAGGTAGGACCCTCGGTTGTTGTAGAACGAATCCAGCTCCAGGCCGCCGTCGCGAAACAGCTTGCCACGAGTGGGACCGAGAATCTCATCCTGCCTGGCCGCACTCTGCTTGCGCAGCCACTGGGCGTACGTCATCTCCTCTGGCACCTCGCCATCCATGCTCGCGCGCGTGCTGGGGCTGAATTCCTCGATGTCGACGCCCGTGAGCTGCTTCCAACTCTTCGTCACTGGCGTGCTGGTGGACCTGCAGCACCAGTGCAGCGCACCGGGTCCGGCCCCCCAGGGGATGGCGTGTCCGATCGGCTTGTGCGTGTCCTGTGTGTACTGCTTGCCATCGCGGATCCTGCACATCGGGGTTGTGCGGTTGTCCAGGGTGCTGACCCACTGAAGCGCCGCGATGACCTTTGAATTGGCCTCGTAGAACCGATCACGCGTGAAGGCCGCCGTATGGCTGATGGCCGTCCTGACCACAGCTTCCGTTTCCGTGCGGCTGCGGTTGAAGATGCCGTCTTCGTAGCGCAGCGCCCTCGTGCCGCGCAGTTTCCGCACAATGGTGCCGGTCGGCTCGCCGGAAACGTAACCCTGCGCGATCGTCTCGCGGATGCGCTTCGCGCGCGTGGCCTCCAAGTCGGCGAGAACGCCGCGCAGCAGCACACCCTGAAAGGGCCTTGCCATCGCCGCGGCGTACACCTGCTCGATGTTGATCGGCGCAATGCCGACCTGCGCAACCACTTCCCCGGGCAGCGCATGGCGCATCAGCCCGGTCTGGAAATCCGCCTCGTACACCGTCAGGTCGTGCAGGTCAGCGGTGAGCTCGCGCTGCACGGCTTCGTAGGCTTGCCGGTTCACCGCCCGCACCGAGTAAAGCAGGCCTTCGAGGTGATCGACAGTGAAGGAATCGGCCGGCAGGCGCTCCAGTGCAGCTATCAGGTCCGCGAAGAGTTGCGCATCCGTGCGGTTCAGGACCGCGATGATGCGGTGAACGACTCCGTTCGAATAGTGCTGCAGGTCGACCGCGTGGTTGATCGCGGCGTCGTGCAGCGCCTCATTGACCGTTGGCACCGGGGCCTCCGACCGGCGGCTCGTTCATCGTGCCCAGCGCCGGGCCTTCGGCCTCGATCTTGGCCTGCTCTTCTTCGAACGGGACGCCCTGCTGGGCGATCTCGCCGCGCTGCAGGTTGTCGTACAGCGTCTCGTGGCTGATCGCGCCAGCCTGCCACGACTGCACCAGCGCCAGCAGCTCCTGCGCCGAAAGGCCAGTGGGCAGATAGTCGGTGTTCAGTTCGACCTTGGCTTCTTCCTGCACGCCCCCCCACTGCGCACACCAGTTCAGCGCTCTGCTGATCGCCTGGCTCGCACCGATGGCAAGGGAGGCGAGCACGCCGTTTTCGCCCGAGCGGTGAATGGCCGCCGTCTCCGCAGCTTCCGCCGTGCGCTTCTGTGCTCCCAGCAGGCGCGCACCGAGCGCGGCCATCATCTCTTCTTTCTTCTCCAGGCGCTTTTCCAGTCCGCCGAGGCCCGCCCCGGTGAACTCCATGAAGTACGCCTTGGCCTGCGTATTCTCGAAGGCCTTTACGATCGAGCTACCCAGCGCGAACGTCTCGCCCGTATCGAAAGTGTGCCCCGTCACAACGGGCGTCGGCAGGCCGGTGAAGTGCAGGCCGTGCTCGAGGTCGGCTGTCGTGCGGTAGTGCGACAGGTTGACATCCGCCAAGTCCAAGATCGGCGGCTTGGCCACACACACATCCATGCCCATGGGGCCGCAGATCAGGAACGGGATGAAATCCATGGGCTTGCCACCCAGCATCGGAAAGACGGGGTAGCCCTCGACCATCTCGAATTCATCCGCCGCGCCGACCGTAGCGCCTTGCTTTTTCTGCCAAAGCTCCTGCGAATACACGCGATTGACCAGCCGCAGCACCCGCCACTGCTGCACGCGCTGGCTGGTGTATTCGTCTTTCGCCACCTCGGCCTGCTCGAGCAGTACCACCATCGTGAGCATTGAGCGATTGCCCATGCGCTCAACCTTCCAGTTGATGATGCTTTCTGCGCAGTAGGTCTTGATGTACGGTCGCGCGCCCACGGCCCGTTCCTCAGCCAGCGTGCGCACGTTGGGCATCGGCGGGAAGTCCACCAGCAGCCCGACGCGCCCCACTTGGAGCAGCTCGTCGACCACCTTCTCACAGAAAGCGGTCAACGGCGTGTCCGCGGTGTCGACGTCCTGCTCGAGGTAGTCCGTCGCGGCAGGTACTTCAATCGAAGGCGGCCGGC